TCAGCGTCTCTTCGGCGGGGATGGCCCCGAGGGTAGGGGAGCCACACTGGCCACCGGCAAGGCGCCGAGCGCCTCGAGCTGCCTGCGTGCTGCAGCGTAGTGCTCGTAGAAGGCTGCCCACTTACCGAAACCACCGAGTTCTCCTACCACCTTGATCATGGCCAGATGGGAGGCTGCCAGCAGCTGCACCTGGCTCTCCAGCGTGATGATGCGTAGATCCTTTTCCGCCAATGCTGTTGCAATCTTAGCGGACGCCTGGTGTGGCAAGCGGCGTTGCCACCGGCGAAACTCAGCCTGGCGTTGCTGATATTGCGCGAGCAATACGCTGCGTGCCGGGCTGCGGGTGATCGAGGACGCAGCCTTGAGGGTAGGGTGATGCCGGGCGACCGCTCGCGCAGTAATGTTTTCATCGTGGGCTAGCAGTTCCTCCAGAATGCGCTGCAGGTCTGGATCGTCAGACGCCGGTTCCGGGGTCTTGAACTCAGTCATCGAGCACTCCACGCGGAGAGGGCACTGACAGGTCCGGTCCATCTGGGAACGGACGCTCGCCGTCGGCAGTGGTCAGCAGCTTACGCACACCATCCAATCGGACCTGTGCATGAGCGATCTGGTTGTCACGGCCGGGCGTCGTTGCTGGCCTCGCCTGAGCATGCTCAAGTGCGGCAACGAGTTTGCCTTCGAGGTTGGTCAGGTGCGCGCGGTTTTCTGGCAGGTTGGTGGCAGACAGATGCCGGCAACCGCTAAAGCATTCCAGATGCTTGGGGCACGGATCGACCGTGAAACTGTTCAGGCAGTGCCCATAGGGCGTCGCATGGAAGCCATCGGCTTCTGCCTTCAAGTATGCGAAGGCCGCCTCGTCGCCCTCATCGGTCTGGATGCGCAGGAACGTGGCAACCACGGGGCCACTGGCCTTGCCAGCCTGGATCATCTTGGCCACCGTGGAGGCCTTTTCGCCCAAGGAGAGCTCCACTTCGGGTGGCAGCTCGATCTGGTCCAACTGTTCGGCCAGGCTGCGATGGTCATACTCGTAGCTCTGAGCCACGCTGCGCCGGTTAAAGCGCTTGGAGATGATCGTGTCGGCGACGCCGAGCCGGAACAACTCAGTGTTTTGCAGGTGCCGCAGCGTGTGTGACTCGAGACGCAGCTGCTTGTCTTCCGGACTTTGCCCATAGCGTTCGAATAGGGATGCCGCCGTCTGGTGCTCCCCAATCGCGTTCCCCACGAGACCTGCATCCGGTCGGTTCACCGCCATCACCCGCGTCACATCACAGAGACCGTCACAGCTTTCCTCCGCCAGAGAGCGTTTCGGTGTCAGGAACAACAACTCCCAACTTTGAAGTGTGCCCGACTCCAAGGGCAATGCTTCTGTGTCCGAGAGCTTAGTCGGCACCGCAGCTCGCAGATATGCCTCAAGCTCGCCGATGTGCAGGCAGGTCTGCGCCCATTCCTTTCGTTCCCATCGTGGGATCACGCTGCCGTCAGGACGACGGAACGATAGGGGAGGGTCATTGACATGCATGGCTTTGCCGAGAAGGTTCAAATACTTGTAGGCAGCCGTGTTCAGTCTCGACCGCCGTCGATAGCCAGCCCCTTGCAGATCGTGAATTTCCTTAAACAACGAAGAATCGAACTGCGTTCGATAGCGCTCCTGCAATCTGTCGCGGTCCTCGTCGTCGATGGCAGCCCAGAAGGCATTGCCCGTGAGGTGAGGGTACAGATGAGCAGCGAGTACGATTTCGTGTTCGGAGTACCAGGGCAACAAGCGCTTTGTCTCAGTTTGCCAGCGCAACGTTTGACGCAACGGTTCCGTGAGTTCTACACAGCGTTGCAGTGTCTCAGTAAGCAGTTCGCGGAACATCTCCGGAACATACTGGGCCTTTTCGAACAGCACCCGGCTGTCGCTTTCCTCAATCTGCTGCTTTTCCGCGAAGTGTCGCAACATAAGGGCATCCGCATACCCTCCCTGTGCTCCCGCAGATCGGTCTTGCCGGTCGTAGTAGACCCGATTGCGTTGCCAATCTGCCGGAAGCAACACGGCTTCTCCAACGCGCAATCCCGTCACGATCATCATGCGCACGCATAGGAAGCGCAGCGCATCGACGTAGCTGCGCGGTGACTCTGTCATGACGATGCGCACCAACTCCCAGAAGGCGCGCGGCCCCGGAAGGCGCTCAGCACGCTTGCGCTGCTCAAGGCTGTCGCGCAGCTCGTCCTCGGATTTCAGGAAGGCGGCGCGGCGGCGCGTCGACGCGGATCGCGGTCGAGGCACGCCGCGATATAGCGGTCCGGCATCGGCGATATGCTGCACATCGAACAGGTTGCGCAGCACGCTTTCCACCAGCTCCCCCAGTTTGCCGCAGGCTTGCATGCCGCGCGCCAACTCGACGGCGCGACTGCCGTCCTCCATCGTCAACTGCCAGGGCTCCTTACCCGGCATGCACGTGGCCAGCACCCGCAAGGGACGCACGATGTTGCAGACGATGTGCCCCGTGGTATTGCGCTTGACCAGCAACTGTTCCAGTGCGGCCGCCTTGATCAGGTCTTGCCACCCCGCCGAGAGAGGAGATGCTACCAACGATGGTTCGGCCATCGCTTCCAGCATCTTGGCTTCGCGGCCGAGATGGTTCATGTAGTGTCTGGGCGGCGGTACATCGCCGGAGAGCTCGGTAAGGTTCCAAGCGTGTCCCTTGATCACGCGCCCATCCGGTTCCAGCGGCAGCGACCAGCGCAGTCCTCGCTGTTCCGCCAACGTACGGCCCAAGTCCACGTAGGCACGATAGCTGGCATTCATTGCGTGTCCCCCTCCAGTTCGGTGAGGATCGCCTGCACGCCGGCAATGGCATGTTGCAACTGCACGTAGGCAGGAGAGGATGCCTCGCCGCGCGAGGTGTCATGGAAGAAGCGCACCACGCCACGCAGGCCTTCGAGCACCTTGCGATGCAGACCAACGTCACGCACGGGCATGAACCGATGGCATCCATAGCACGACGTGATTGGGTTGAACGGACACGCCGGTTGCCCGGTACTGCAGCCACCGATGCCGGCAATCGCCAATCCATGCGGTACGCCAGCGATCTGCTGTTCACCCTTGAGGGCAGCCAATTCTTCTGCGCTGATGAAGCGCGCATGTGCAATGCGAGCCACCCGTTGGTAAATGGGCGACAGCCCCATTGCACGATTGACGCGCTCGGCCTGGTTGGGCGAAGTGTCGAAGTACACCAGCCCCGTCTCGAGGTCGGCATGACCCAGGAAGTTGGCTAGCTCCTCCTGGTTGGCGCCCGCATCCACCAGTCGTTGCGCGGCCGTATGACGCAGATCCGTGGCCGTGACCCGCACGTCGAGCAAGCGCTCGGTTAGCGCGGCAATCCGCTTCGAGACCTCCGAGGCCGAACCCACATTGCAGAAGCGCTCGTCGCCTGTGTGTCCCTGGGCACGATGGGTCTGCTTGAGTTGCGCGGGAAGCGCTGCCCACTCTCGTTTGACACGGCGGGGCAGGGGCTTGGTTACCGCACCATGCCGCTGTTTCACCATGCGGAACGTCAAGTGCACCGCTGGCAACGCATCGCCGACCTCCTGCCAAACACGCACGTCACGCAAGGTCAGCAGCGCAATCTGGATGGGCCGCATGCCGAATTGATAGGAACACAGCAGCATCACGGCGTCGCACAGGTCCGCGTGTCCCATTTCCGCGCCGGCTTGCACAGCCTGCACGGTCTCGTCCAGATGGCGAACAATCACCGCCTCTTCCTCGACCGACAGGAAGACCTCGCCCGTGCGCACACCCACATATTTATCCTGGGCAGGGTAAGGCAAGGCAGCGCTCAAGAACTCCCGGTACTCCGGGCTCCAGCCGCCTAGTCGATAGTGGCACAGTAACCGCAGAAGTGCCTTGGCAAACCCATAGGCCTTGATGGGCTTGTCGGCTGCACGCAGCATCATCCATCTGCGGACACACCCTTCTGGTCCTACCATCAACAAGGTCATAACCTCGGCATAGCTGAAGTCCTTAACCGCGCTGAGATACTTCGCTACCGTCGATACGTGCAGGTCTTCGGTTAATAGATGCGCGAATAGATGGCGCAGCAGCATCGCATAGCTGTGTTCATACTGAGAGAACTCGAGATACTGCACGCGTCCATTGATATGGAGCACGAAGACGGCTGCGTCACCCGGGTTGTGGATCACGCGCGTGGTGTCGTCGAAGTCGTCGTAATACCGTAACAAGGACGGCAGGGCAGGTAGTTGCCGCACGACTTGGCCTAGCCAGTGATCGGCATTCTTTTCGGTCCATTGCTGGAGGTCAACAGGTTGGACCGGCATCGCGGATTCCAGGTGGTAGGGCTCGCAGCACCGCGACCCGATCATCGAAGACGTTGTTCCAGACCGCCGCGAGACGGTCCTCGAACACGGCCCGCGCATAGTGCGTTGGCATATCGGAGGTGCGGGACCAACCGAAGAAAGTGCGCATTTTCTGTAGCGCTTCGTCCATTGAGTCGCCCTGGCTCAGCAATTGATTGAGCCGCACCACCGCACAGGTATGACGTAGGTCGTGTGGCGTGACGTTCGTCTTGCCGGTGCGGTCCTCCAACTCTGCCAGCACCGCGGCTGGCAACGCTACGGAGACGCGCGCAAAGAGCTTGGTCACGGATTCCGTCGACAGCGGGGTATTGGTCTGCGCATTCAGTAGATAAGGATGATCGGGCCGGCCACGGTAATTATCGACATAGCACTGCACCAGGTTCGCGGTCAGTTCGCTGACGGGAACCTGCCGGATCGAATCGGCCGTCTTGATCCCAGGCCGGGAGTAGCGGAAATCGGTGTCGACGCGCCCTTGTTCGCTGACATTGAGCCAGTAGCGCCGGCGCTGCTGCCGCGTATCCAGGCCGGACTTGATGGCATTCGCATTCAGCAGCAGCAATTCACCTCGGCGCAACCCCTGGTGCAACATCAGCACAAACGCGGTAAAGACACGCCAGCGCGTGCGTGCACCCTTGAAAGGGTTCGTGTCGGACTCAGGATCCAGAAGCGCGTACAGCGCTTCGACGACCACGGCCGGTAACGCGCGCAGAATGTTGGTGCGATGGGGGCGTTGGATCTGCAGCTGGCCGTACAGCAGGTTCAACCGCTGCCAGCGCGCGTCGAGCCGAGCCAACCGGTTTTCATGCTGCCGCGTCCCTTGGCCCAGCCAAGTCGTCATCGTCACGACGAAGTCCAGACCGGCACGCCAGCGCTCCTGATCAAAACTCGTAATCCGTGGCTGATTGCGAATCGTGACGAACCAGCCCTCAAGGAGCGTGCCCAAACGTGCCTCGTCCAGGCTGGCCAATGCGTCGTCCAAGGCGCCAGCACCGAACAACTCGTCGGCATACGCATACAGCCGCTCAATCGCGTGCAGTTTGCCCAAGCGCGTCAATTCGGCCAGATCCACCAGCGCGAGCTGCGCCCAGACGGTGGCCCAGTACCGAGGCAGCCCGCAACCGTCCACCAGCAACGTACCACGCAGACGCTGCGGAATTTCCGGGAGCCGGACCTGGAAGACCATGGACGAGCGCTCCTCGATGTCGAGCGATCTGTACCATAAATCATGCTAAGCGTTGCGCCAAATCAGGCCAACCGAGCCAAAACTGCGCAACACCTAGAAACATACCTCTTGTGCGCATAATGTATATTATGTCAAATTACAGAAACTGCTCCGGTGGCTTGGCACCGCCCTTGCTTGGCTGTTCTCGATCGACACGGACGGAACCCATGGGGCGCACTCGCAGCCGCCTGCCCTGGCGCTATGACGACCAGCGGCAAGAATTCATCACGCCTGCCGGCGTGGTCACCTTGCACGAGCTTGCCGGTCTCCGGTACGGGCTGGCCACGTCACACATTGACCTTGCCGGCCCATGGACAGGCTGGCGAATCCGAGGCGCGATGCTGAAAGCTCCACGCGGCGCGGAGATGACGGTACGGCCAGAAATCGCCGCACAGTTCGGGCGATGGCTGCGCGACGTGGAAACGCGCGAAGCAGCGGCCTACGGCACGCGCCCGCCCAACGCGCGGCCAACCCTGTACCTGATAAAGAGCTAGTGGATCGGCCGATCCGCTAGAGCGCCCTGGCATCGCACAGGGTCACCCGGCGCACCCAACTGGGTAAACGTGCTGCCCACCTGTCGGATCACCATGCCGCCCATGCACCGTTCGTTCGCAGCAAGCCGGCGATGCTCGTCAAAAAGCATCTGCGCCGCGATAGCACGGGTACGACCTTCCTCGCGCTGGGTAATCTCTACAGCGGCCTGCTGCTGACCAGCCTGCAACTGCCGCTGCGCATAGTCGGCAAGACTCTGCATCACCGCACGTTGATGCGCTAGACGCGCTTGCGAGGCCGCGAACAGCAGCACCAGGACGAGCGCGGCAAAGGCTACCAGCGCGCCAAAGACACCGAGGAACACGCGAAGCTCTAGGCTCATTGGCTTCGCGACACCACGCCGACGAGACGACGAAGAGCGAGCGCGAGGCTCGACATACAACGGATGATCGTCAAACTGCACGCTACGCCCCCTAAAAAGCGGTTCGGCGGGAAGAGGTTACCACCGAAGGGAACAACCGACCCCGAATGCGACCGGACAGAATGTCCGCTTTGTGTCCCCATCACGCGCCGGTCTAGGGACGCCGGTTCCACCGGCTCGCGCCTGCGGCGCAGGGAGCGCGACAAGCGTCGAGCGAAATTACATTAACGGAAGCTGTCTCAATTCTGAACAGTGAATGAATGGCATGCTTTATGCGTTATTGACTATGCATGTGATTCATGCTTAGAAATCACTGCAAAATCTCTTCCGGATTGCGAGGCGTCGATTCTGGCGGGAAATAAGCCGCGTGCAGACCGCCCACAACGCCACGGAAGCCTATACCCGCACCAGCGGCATCAGAGGGTACAGCCGGAGCAGGGACAGCCGCAGGGGACGGCTTCGCCGCCTCCCCCTGCGGCTGCTCCCTGCCCCGGCTTTGATCCCCCGACACCACATGATCGCGCTCAGGATCCAGGAACGGATCATAGACACCATGGGCGGCAATCTCACGGGCAACAGCCGGAGGCACATCAAGATCGGTCCCCTGCTCCGTCACGCAGTGCGTAGAGCCGTCTTCAACGGCAATACAGAAAACACGCGGGTTAGAGCGCACCGTCAAGTGATCGTAAGCGGGAGCCGTCCAGGGCAAACCGGGGACACGCGGAGTCAACCACTTCACGTAGTCCGTAGAACGCATCGCGGAATCCACGGGAGACCGGTTGGCCAACGCCGACGAACTCGATGGCTTAACGGAATCAGCATGCTCCTGACCCGAAGCAACACGCTTAAGATGATGCATCACAAAAGGAAACGCGACACACACGCCAACAAAAACGACCGCGAGGAAAACCAGAATCCACACCTTCGCAGGAATGCGCCGTTTCATGTTGTGCGCATTCGCCGACTTGTATAAATCGAACACTTTGGCAGGAAGCGTGCCAACACTCTGAACAGCAGCCTTTTGAGGACCACTTTTCTCGCAGTTTTCCATGCACCGACCCCACGTATAACGCTGGACTACGTGAGTATTGAACTTACGAACTGCATGAACATGCAAATCCACAAGACGACGAACGTAACTGCTCAACATATTAGGGTGTTGAGTCGTCAAAAGAAAATCCATACCCTCATGCCGGACTTTGCTAATGCGCTTGACCCATTCGGCAGGCCGACCCTGATCCAAAGGCATGAGACCCTCTTCCTGAGCCTCATCGACCGCGATAATCGCATTCGGCGGCAAATCCCACCACTTGGTTAACTGCTCATGCGTTAATTCAGTCGCAACACCATCCGCCAAACCGTCAATGCCGTAATAGAAAAGCGGACGCTCCGGATGCTTATCATGCAAATCGATCAATTCGGCCACAAGACACGCGGTCTTGCCCGCACCCGGAAGCCCCGTAAATAGTTTGACTGGCATTAGCTCTGCCCCTTGAGCTTCGGATTGAAATTCTCAGTAATGTAGGCTTTAGCAGCGTCCGTTATCTCACGCCCCGCCCAAGCACTGAGAACAATGGTCATAAACGTGTCAAGCCCAAAATAACCGATAAACGGTACTAACGGGCCAGCCTTAGCGAGCATATTTTGGATAGGGCCGTATTCCAAGGCAGCATGGCCCGTCGCATGAAGCGCAAAACCAATTCCAACAGAAACCAACGCAGAAATAACCAGCCGACCTACAACAGTCAGCAACATTTCACCGATCCAAGCGACGACCACAGGCATTAGCGATTACTCCCGGCAGTAATGCATGCGCCAAGATACAACGCAAATCCGATAACCACCCAGCGCAAATAACTGGTCGCATCACAAGCTTCGGACCACGACAAAGAAAACGAAGAGGACATGAAAGTCACATGCGTATCTACAAACGGGCACTGTGTACCGTAACCAAATCCTGACTGATCGTAATTGCCCGCATTCGCCTGATCGCCCACAGTGTTACCCGTGGAAGGCGTGGTCCAAACGGACCCCTGATCGTAACTCCCACCCGTTGCAAGCGACGTGGCAGAAGGCGCGGGCAACGTACCGGCCAAATCGGTATGCACCTGGCACGTAGTCGCCCACTGCGCACGGGAGGCACCGCAAAGCACAGCGTCGCCAGTACACACAGGCGGCGTATTGCAATCCGTGCCACCCGAGTACGTACCGTTGCCGCCCGCACTCGACGCATGCGCCGGTGCATTACCCGTGGTGGACTGCCCGCCGTTCGCTGGACCACTATCGCCGGCATTTTGCCCACTGGCGGTTACCGTGTTACCGGTCGCATAGACAGTCGTCGTGACCTGGACAGGATTACCACTCGCCACATCAGCTTGCTGCGTTTTATCGATGGAACGAATATCGGTCGCCGGGTCCGGAACGTTACTCACAGGTGGCGAAGGAGAAGCCGGCGATCCAGAGCACAACGTACCGCCGCCACTACTCTGACAACCACCCGAACTGCGCGCCGTCGGTCCGGGAACACAAACTTGCTGCCCATTCGACGTAGCACAATACTGATCCGAATTTGGATCGTAACAGCTACCCCCGCCGCACACTTTCGGCGGGTTCGTAGTGTTGTACGGCGTAGGCGGGCCGGGCGGGGCGTCAGCCGTCGAGACGGCTTGACCGCTGCTCGACTGCCATTGCTGAGAAATCGGGGAGGATGACGTGGTAGAGCCACATAAAGCATGCGTCGCCGACGCCGTAACTTTTGTGCGCCACGCACCTAACTGAGGATCGTAATACGGGGGACTCGACGGCTGCATGGAATGCCCGCACTGAACCCAATTACCCGACACCGAATCTTGCTGCGACTCACACGACGAATAACCGGTGAGAATTTTTCCCACGAGCCACGAAGTAACGGCGGCATCATCACCATCATCACTTTTCGAGCATGCCGAATTATCCTCAGTGACAGAGCCCGTAAATCCATACGTATTATCCAACACCTGCCCGCCATTGTGCATTTGGAGAAGATCAATACGGGAAAAATTAGCGTCCTTTACACACCAGAATTGATCCGGTGACACCGCCTGATTAGCAGACAACTGCGCTTGACAAGCTGCCACGGCTTGACTGTACGTTTGCGCGCTCACCGCAAAGGTACAACCGAACAAGAGAGCGAAAATAACAAACACAGAAAAACGATGCATAACGGTTATTTCCGACGTGAAAACAAAATCCACGCAGCGCCCAACATACAGACGAGCACCAGATACCCCGCGTAATCTACGATTGTCATACCCTTTCCTTTCAGACGTCTAAACGGCTAAACGACTCAAAGGAAAGGGCGGCAAAGCCGCCCTCCCCTGGCTGGTTACAGGTTCGCCAGCCACTTCCAGACCTTGCCGCCGTAGCGCATCACGAGGTAGGCGGTACCCATTGTGGTGAACGCGACGCCGGCCCCGACGAAAATCGGCGTCACGCCCGAAACGTCGATGGTCGGCGTGGTCTGAGCCATCGAGGCACCGGCAGCGGCAAGCAGGCCGGACGCGACGGCAACACGGGTTTTCAGGTTCATCTCAGTCATCTCCCACCTGCTGTAGGTCGGCAAACACACGTGCAATCGCCCAGCAGGTGATGATGGCGACCGACAACGCGACCCCCGCCGTAGCGTCCAACGGAGGCAAAACGAAAGGCTGCTGCACCCACACGAGGTGTTGGCAAACAGCCGTAGATGGATCGATATCAGCAGGCGCACACGCAGCGAACTGAACCGCCGTAGGAGCAGGATCAGTCGAGGAAGCAGGCGCAGGTGACGACGACGACGAAGCTTGATACATGGCGATCCCTACGGGCCGGGCTGCTACGGGTTCGCTACTCGCTCATCCCGCGTTCGCGGGAGTGAACCCCTCCACATCCCTATCGCGACCGCCACCACACCGACCAGAACGCCCAGGACGAAAGGAAGCAACTCCATAGGATTCCAGACGATGCAGTAGCAGCCGAGACAGAACATCACGCGGCCTTTGCGTTCTTGATCAGAACGAGGCCGAGATCACGCGCAACCTGCAACCCGAAGCGACCGACCGTGAACGGCGTGGTCACCTCGTACGTGCCCACGGCATAGCCCGGATGATCGTCTGGCAGCGTGATCCGCGTTTCCAGCGGGAAGCGAGCAGCACCATGCACGATGCACCGCTGCTCCTTGATCGAATACGGCTTGCCGGTTTTCTGACTGGTGCCCGAGCGGACTTCCACTTGGGCATTCTCGATGATGATGGTGGTTGACATTTCGGTATCTCCAAATGGACGTCTAGCCGTCTAAACGATTCCTACCACCCGGCTAGAACGGTGGCGGAACTTCATAACCCAGCTGGTAGCGCAGCACGCCGAGCAGCGATTCATGGTCAAGACCGGAACCCTTGAAGCGCGACGGCAAGGTGTTGCGGAAAATTTCCTCACGGAAGAACTCCACGGCCCGATCGCCCAGGCATTGCCACATGAGGTTCAGGAGAGGCCCGCATTGCTCGCGAAGAAAACGGCAGGCCGCGACCGCGTGCGCGGAAACCTCGCGAGCCTTTTTCTCGGGCCTAGACGACTCGTCACACATAGGCACGCGATCCGCGAGCACGGCATACGCACCACGCATGAACTCATGCGGACGCGTCAGCGCGTCCAGAGGCACCACGGAGTCAGCGGCCCACAGGCGAAGCTCAACGCGAACCCACGGCGATTCCGGATCGCCCAGTTGCTTGCCTTTTTCGTAGATGCACAGCTGCTTGCGGCCCTTGAGACCAACGTACACCGTGCTCCCCTTCCCGCTGCCGTGATCGTCGTGGAACGACGTCACGGGAGGCTTGCCGCAGCCCACCGGCGCGAATCCACCCGTACGAGCAAGCTCGTTAATCTGGCGAATGTCACCGAGCAGCACCGCGCCGAAATCGTCCAGGGCGATATCGAGGCGCGAGATGTGGGCGTCGAGGTAGCCGGCCTGAACCTTGACCCAGTGCCAATTGAGAACCCGCTGGCACCCGGCACCCGTCAGGGAAACGCACCACGTGTCACCGTTGCCGCCACGACCGATGCGACCGACACAGTTACCCTCGGCATCGTTGATGTACGCGGAGAGCTTGTAGAACTGCCAGAACTTGGAGCGAAGCTCCGTGGGGTACAGGCCCGAGTCATGACCAAACAGCCAGTCAACAATGGTGCGCGTGGACTGTCCGCACATCTCCCCTTTCTCAGCAGAGAAAACCAACGTGCAGTAATCAATGGAGAGATGGAAGGGTATCGAGGTGTTTAGGCCCGTGTTACTAGACGGGCCGGCATGGCGCGGCGACAGCGCTACATTTGTCGCAAGCCGCTCGACAGCCTGATCCACCGTGCAGCCGATGGCAGCGCCGGAATGCGGAACGCGCAGGTAGATCGCATCCGATGGCTGGAAGGCGTCCAAAGGGCGGCGCATGAACGGACGCGGCATCATCGACGGTTCTCCCGCACGAAGGCGATAACCACGCCCGCGAAAAGACCCACCTCAGCAAGCCATATCTGACAACGCAACCAGTCAGAAAAACTCATACCGGAACCTCCCCAAGCAGGAGATTCGCGACACGCTCCAAGCGCAGAGAACGATCACGCCCAGAACGGACGGCCAAACGGTATTCAGACAGCGCGCGATCTTGATCGGCGTGCGAACGATGTTGCTTACGGAGCGCCAGATCGATGGCGTTTTCGTCAGCGCTGAGCGGCTGCGTCTGCCTCAT